CAAGTGCTTCTCCTGCAAGGGCCGGGTCTGGCCGGATATGAGCGCGCTTCCCGAGTTCGACGAGAAGCCGTGGCCGGACGTGCCCGACAAGTGGCTCAAACTCATCCCCCTGATCGAATCCGAATACCAGTTCGCCGAATAACGAAAGGAAACACAATGTTCGGTCAACAACCACAGCAACAGTATGGCTACCCCCAGCAGGGTTACGGCTACCAGCAGCCCCAACGGCAGCCAGCCCAGTTGAGCTCGCTCGGCGACCTGCTCGCCGGGAACAGCGCCAAAGCGTACTTCGGCGCGAACAGCCAGCCGGGGGACACGGTGACCGGCGTCATCGAGAAGATTGAGACCACGCAGGTCAACGACTTCCAAACCAAGCAGCCCGCCTTCTGGAACGACGGACGCCCGAAGGAGCAGATCCACGTCATCATCCAGACCCAGTTGCGCGACCCGAGCGTAGACGACGATGACGGCCGCCGCTCGCTATGGATTAAAGGCTGGGGCATCCAGCTCAAGGCGTTTCGCGATGCCTGCCGTCAGGCGGGCGTGAAGATCCCGAAGCCGGGCGACACCATCACGGAACGGTTCGTGGGTCTCGGCCAGCGGGGCGACGCGCCCCAACCGCCGAAGGTGTTCGAATTCCACATCGAACCCGCGTCCAGCGTCAACAGTCTCGTCAACGGAAGCCAACCCCAGCAGCCTGTCCAGCAGGGCTTCCAGCAGCCTCCCGTGCAGCAGTCCCAGCAAGACTACCCGCAGCAGCAGTACGCTCCCCAGCAGCCCACGCAGACCCCGAATCAGGGGTATCAGCAGCCTCCGGTCGACCCATGGAACCCGCCGACGCAGCAGCAGCCGCAGCAACCCGCCCAGCCGGTACAGCTCGGCCAGCCACAGCAGCAGGCTGATCCGATGAAGGTCAACCAGTTGAAGGCCGTGGGCAAAAGCCCGCAGGAGATAGCCGCATTGTTGGGCGTGCCCGTCGAAGCGGTCACCGCTGTCACCGACCAGGCGCAACCCCAATACCACGGGGGTTCCGAACAGATGCCGGAAACAGGTGAGTTCTAGTGGACGAGCTGCTGAAACACCTGCAGAACCAGTGGATCGAACTGGTGAAGGACATGGATTCCCTTGCCTCCGATCAGGTCGGTTTCCGTGACGTCGATTCGGAAAGCCTCCAGCTCATGAGCGTGAGACTCGTACTACTGGGCTGGCACAAAAGCAAGGATTCCGACAAGGACTGATCTCGGCCACCGTACAGCCGTAGCCGTATCCAAGCGGCCCGCACGAATGCAAAGGCGTGCACGGCACCCATTTTTTCCACACTACGTCAAAGGGAGTTTCGAAGATGACCGACATCTACGGATACACGGCAGCCGCACCCCTGTACCGTGCGGCTGGATGGATGCAGGTCATCCCCCTGCCCGAGGGACGCAAGACCCCGCCGCCGGCGGGGTTCACGGGACGCAGCCGCAAACCCGTCACCGACGAACAAGTACAGGTCTGGTCGCAGGCGACCCCGGACGCGAACACGGGAATCGTCATCCCCGAAGGCGTATTGGTGTTGGACATCGACGCCGCACAAGGCCATCAGGTCAAGGCGGACGGGGCGAAAGGCATCAGCGAACTCTCTCAGGAACTGGGCGTATTGCCGGCCACGTGGAGCAGCACGGCGCACGGCATCGACAGTCCGGCACGCCACCTGTTCTACAAGGTGCCCGAAGGGCTCGCCTGGAAGGGCGGCGCCATCGAGGGAGTCGACATCCTGCAACCCGGCCACCGGTATTCCGTGGTCTGGCCGTCGATCCACCCGAGCGGCGAAATGTACTGCTGGTACACGCCAAGCGGCGCATTCGCCAGCACACTCCCCCACATCTCGGATCTGGCGACACTGCCATGGAAGTGGGTGGACTATCTGCGCAAGCCCGACAATATGTCGAACCCGAAGGAATTAAAGTGTTCGAATTCGAACACTTTAACCCCCTCGAATCCGAGGGAATACGACGACCGCATGTGCAAGGCCGTCAACACGTTCCTCAACAAGACGCTCGCCAACCCCGCTTCCAAAGGCTCAAGGCATGACACCACGCTGCAGGCCGTCTGGGCGTTGGTGAACTTCGCGCAGGAAGGCCATCGTGGAGCGCTCGACGCCATCAGCCAATTGAAGCCACGGTTCATCGCCGAGGTGGCCCCCGACCGTCAAGGCAAGGAGCGTGAGGCGGCGCGCGAATGGGCCAGCATTCTCAGTGGCGCGATGGAGAAGGTCAACGGCGTGCAATCGCATGTGGATCCGTGCGAGCAGTCGAAAATCGAACGCATGACGCCCGGCGAGTTCGACGAACTCACCCAAAACGCGGCTGCGAGTCAAATGGAGGAAAGTCACCCGGAAGCAGTTCAAAACACTGGAACAATGCCGGTTCAAGCCGGTTCAACACCCGTCGCATCGGTTCAAAACGGTTCAATGGAAAGTCACGAGGCAAGTAAAAACGCCTCCTCCAGCTGGCAGTTCGAAGACCTCACCCAGCTCGCTTCCGGCATTGAACTGCCGCCCACGCCCACCGTGTTCCAACGCGAGGACGGCCAAGGCCTCTTCTATAGGGGCGCGGTCAACGACCTGCACGGCGAACCCGGCTGCGGCAAAAGCATGATCGCCCAGATCGCCACCGCCCAGGAACTCAAACAGGGACATGACGTGATCTATATCGACTATGAGGATTCCGCCAGAAACGTCGTCAAGCGTCTCCTGCTGCTCGGCGTGACCGGCGAACAGATCGTGCAGCATTTACACTACGTGCGGCCCAGCGCCAAGCCGAGCAGCCCCACCAGCCTCGACGGCTGGAAGGAAACCCTCGACTACGCGGACACGGCCACGCTGGCCATCATCGACGGCGTCACCAGCTGCCTCGCCTACGCCGGCCTCGACAGCAACAGCGGTGACGACATCGCCGCCTGGTACAACACCATGCCACGACTCATCAGCGCCTGTGGGCCAGCAGTCGTACTCATCGACCACGTCGTCAAGTCCAAAGACAACCGGGGACGCTACGCGGGCGGCAGCATGCAGAAACTCGCACTCATCGACGGCATCAGCTACTCGGTGGACATGACCAAACCAGTCGGCAAGGGCGTGCGCGGCACCATCGTCATCAAATCAGGCAAGGACCGCATCAGCGAGATCGAGGAGCATTGCGCCGTCAGCTGGAGCAGCAACGGCAGCCACCTGCGCGAAGCCGCACGCATCGAAATCAACAGCACGGATCCAAAACTCATGCGCGTCACCATCGCACGCCCCAACATGATGCCCAGCGATGAAACCACGCGACAGCGCGGCCTCGAACGACCCACCGGGCTCATGGAGAAGATCAGCCGGATCATCGAGAACGCGCCCGAGGAGCCGAACCAGACCGAGATCATCGAACTGCTGAAGGACGACGGTTCAAGCGCCCGGAAGACCACCGTGCTCACCGCCATCAACCGGCTGCTCGAGGGCGGATGGATCAGCAACCGCTCCGGACGAAACAACCGGAACATCTACGCCAGCGTCAGACCATACCGGCAGATGGACGACCCGAAATCGGACGCTTTCGTGGATCGGATGAGCAGGGAGGAGGCGAGCGAATTGGATAAGGAAAACCATCTCGAAATCTAGTTGTTCCCGTTGTTCCCAGTTGTTCCGAGTTGTTCCCGGAACAACTGGAGTAGCGATGTCCAGCTGTTCCCAGCACTCCCCACCCACACTACGTGTGTGGGTGGGTGCGGGAACAACTGCGACTCGGCCCTCCGGAACAGCAAAAAAAGCACGTCAACGACACTAGTTGTTCCCAATCAAGAAAACGTCAGAAAGGAGACCGGAAGATGGCACTCACATTCAGGGAGCAGATCGAAGCGACCGCATGGGAGCTTGGCAATGGAGAGGGAACCACGCCCGAGCTTCGAAAGCGCTTCGATGCGGATTCTGAGACCCCGAACTTCGATCCGACCAAGGCGTTGGAGATGCTGCACATACTCCAGCTCATCAACTACAAGCAAGCCGGCAAGGGACGCGGACGCGCCCGCTGCCACTATCTGAAGAAACCCGAATACGGACTACTCAACCTCAATGAGCCGAAACCAGCTCCCAAGGACGAGCGGGAGCGGGAAAACCGCATCCAATGGGCCAAGGACTTCCGCGTCATCGCCGACTGGCTCGACGCGAACTGTTACACGACTGAAAGCGAGGAAGCATGAAAGAATCCGTCACCATCCAATACCGCTGTGAGGATGCTGACACCAATCTGGTCGAAACCATCCCAATCGCCTCCATCGGCATCGACCAGTGGAGTCAAGGCCATCCCGTCCTGTTCAACCTTGACCGGAGAGGACATCACGGCCGCCGTATGCTCAGCGTACTCATCACCGCCTGCGAAGCGGTGCTGCATGAAATCCAGGACATCAAATGGGAGGACTGACCCATGGCCGGACCGATTGACGTGATTCAACGGGCGCTCAGCGCACTGGCCTCAGCGGGATTGGGCAGCGAGTCGCCGGCAGAGGCGTATGTGCTCGGCTACCAGGCCGGCTGGCGGGAAGCGCTCGACCTGTGCATACGAATCGAAACGGCAATCAACAACGAAACGGAGGAAACGAATGAGCATCATCAGCAGTGAAATCGAGGCGCAGAAGCAGCGTGACCCGTCGTACATCGACAGTGGCCTGCAGTGGGCGTGGGGACGAGGATACAAGGCCGGAGCGTCACGCGGAATCACCGAAGAGGAGATTGCCGCCGCCATGGCCGAAACCCGAAAGTTCATCACGCTCCCCGGCGCGTGGTTGGAGAACATCATCAGAATCGCGTTCGACGCGGCAAGAAGAAAGGCAATGGAGGAGTGAGCAGGCCACGCGCCCGTGAACGCAAACCAGCATGGCTTCGCGCGTTCATCCCGAAAACGAGTCCCCTCGTTGTCACCGTCTGCGAGGGGTGCGGCCTGTACATCATTCAGGATCGGGAGAGCGTGTGGGAGTCGTGGGATTACGGGTGTGTGGAGGATGACGACCTGACCGTGGCGATAATCCTCGGCCGCCCGTTGACGCGCGTCACATGGCTGCCTTCGGTCGGCCACCCGTTGTTGCGCAGCGTGAGCGGTAGCGCGGGCATCAGGCCGGACGGCCAATACCTCGCCGGTCACACGTGCCATTTGGCTCGGGTGAGCGTCAAACCGTTCACGCCGCCGAAAAGGGAGCGTTCGCCGGGCAAACCGTGGGGCGGGCCGAAACTATCGAAACAGGAGATAGCCGAATTCAAACGCATCTGGAATATGCCATACAGCCAGCTCAAACATGAGAAAACCCCAACCAACAAGGTCGGCCAGGGCGATGAGATCCAAGCATTATTCTAGCCGACCAGCCGGAAGGGGCTCAGCATGAACTGCCAGAACTGCAAAACGATAACCGAAGAGGGGTGTTCGCTGTGCGAGACGTGCGAGATGCGCTTCGCAGGCACATTATTGCGCTTGGCGCGTGATGTCACGCCGTTGCATGACAGCCTCGACGCGACATTGCATCCGGGAGGGCATTCGCCCGTGCGCATCCAGACCGCCACTCCCCCGACACCGATACGCTTGGACGTGCTCGACCTGATTGACATGCTCGACGCCACGGCCCGCGAACTATGGCGCCGCCTCGACGGCATCGACGCACTCGACTGGCGCAAAGACAAACGCAACGAGGATCTGAAGGCCACGCTCATCGCATGCGCCGGACACCCCAAACTCGCCACGTTCGCCGACGCGGGCTTCTACATGCACGTCGTTGACGGCATCGCCCGCAAAGTCGATACTGCGCTGGACCCGCCGGAGCAACGCCGCGAGATAGGTACCTGCGAACTATGCGAGACCATGCTCACCGCAGGAGCCAACGACCAGTGGGTCACATGCCCCGTATGCGGGCGCGAACAGCGAGCGCAGACCGTGAAACTGCGCAGGCTCAAGACATTGTGTTGGGATGATTCCGAGCGAGGTTCGGCGGCGGACATCTCCAAGGCATTCGCCGTCTCGGGGCTCAAGGTCAGCCGTAAGACCATCACCACGTGGGAGCAGCGCGGCAAACTGCCCCGTCATGCGGATGGATACGCCTACTGCGACGTGTACCGGCTGCTCATCGGCCCCGATTTGACAAAATCCGTTAGGTGAAGCCATAATATGCAGTGGCAGAAGTGTCGAAAACCCAGCTCAAGTGGCTGGGTTTTCGCGTATCTATGCTTTGTTCTTGCGTGGCCTTCCTCCGCCGACACCACGTCCCGGACGTTGGGCGTTCCATTCATCGATGGTCTCAGGCAGCCAGCCCCGAGTGCGGCCTATGGTCGCGTCGGGTTCGGGGAGTTTGAGGTT